AAAAGTTCCGAAAAGCAAATAAAAACACCGGAAATCTCGCGATTTCCGGTGTTTTTATGGTGGAGACTACTGGACTCGAACCAAGCTCCCGTTATTTTCTGCTGTAAAATAGCCTTACTTCCTGTAAGAATTGCGGGAAAATCTAACTTTTCGTAACGCTAAATTACGCCTTGTAAATACAAAGTGTGTACTAAAGTGTGTACCAAGGACACTGCAATCAAGCGTTCTTGAAGCGGCTGTGGTACCGGTGCAGCATGGTGACAAACTGCTGCCGGGAAAGAGACTGGGTGAGCATCAGATCGCCGTCGGCACTGCCGGTCATGATGCCGTTTGCAACTGCCCAAGATACTGCATCTTCCGCATAGGCTGCGGGGATGTTGTCGGCTGCTCTCTTCTGCAGTCTTGCTTTGAACTCGGCCCACTTCTCTGCGTCCACCATGTAACTGGGGCACAGCTTTCCCGTGACATCAAAGTGCCGGTAGACATTCTCCAGAGGGATATCATACTTGGCCATCAGCTCCACGCAAAGGCCGACAGCATTGGCCAGCGTGGCCTCGGACGCTCTGTAGGTGCCATCACGGACAGTGTCACACAGTTCCACGCTGATACTGTTCGTGTTGGTGATGATGCCATGCATAGTGCCGCCACCGGTTCTGTCGCAACTATCGTACTTCATACCACCGACTGCCCATGCTACTTTCAGATCAGGAACAGACCTGAAAACTGTGGTATCGTCAACAAAATAGTGTGCGCTGGCCTCAACGACATTGCTCTGGAAATATGCCGCATTATTGGCCGACTTGTCGCCGTCGTTGCCGGTGTAGTGGATCACCAGATACTTGATTTTAGCAGCTGTCCGGGAACCTCCATAGTTCCCGGACGCAGCCAGCTGTTCTTTGATCACAATGGCCATCAGCGGTCCACCAGAGTGTCGCCCATCACCTTATAGGTGCGGCCGGCAATCAGGATGTAGGCCAGCATATTGGCCTCGCCATCAACGACAGTGTTAATGGGATACTTGGTCTTGCCGTTTACGACATGGATCTTGTCCAGAGAGCCGGTGCCAGTGTCCAGCAGGCCCCATCCGTTGGCCTGATCGGGATAGTAGCCGATGGTGGTGGCACGCTTGTCCTCTTCGGTCAGGATGTTCTTCTGAGGATCCAGATACAGACCGGAGCCTGCTTCCTTCAGGGCGGCATTGGTCTCTTCCAGAGTGGCCTCGCCTGCGGTGTACTTCAGGATGATTTCGGTGGGATTCTTCATGGTGTTGTGCTCCTTTCAGTTATTCAGATTTCTCATGATCAACGACATCGTGAGTCGTTTCGTGAGCGATAGTTTCAGCTGCGGCGTCAACAGCATCCTTGCTGATATCGAGAATGCGGGGGAGCCAGGAAGGAACCTTTGCTCCCATGCTCACAGCATGTTCGGCCAAGCTGCCAAGCTCGCCGAGGATGTACCAGATAATTACCAGTGGCCCGAGCAGTACAGTGTACTCAAACGGGAGAATGATGCCCGGAAGGTGTGCAATCAGTGTGCCAATCAGCCAGTCGGCTACCAGCGCCACGATAACGATGATGACCATGCCGCCTTTGTGCCATGCGCCTTCGCGCAGCTTAGCACTAGACCAGATACCAGCCTTCATTGCCGCAGCACTGCCGATCAGCCAGTCGGCCAGCATTAAGCACACCCAGACAACAACCATCCAGCCAAACCAGCCCCAAAGCGAAGTCATGACAGCCAACGCACCGGAGATAGCGGCTTTGAGGGTAACGAGAGAGTTATTCTCCATTGCCCTGCACCTCCTCAATCGTGCCCAAGTCCTCCCAGATAACACCGACGGTACCGGGCGCCCATACATTGCCGTCCTGACCAGAGCGCCAGACATGGCCGTTGTGAGTGCAGCAATCTCCGGTGCCAAAGGGCGAAGTGCTCAGAGCAATGAAAGGTTTGGCCTTTGCAGGATCCTGAGACCACTTAAAGCCCCACTGAGCCGGCAGATCTTCGGGTTCCTGCTTGTAGGTTTCGCTGTCGTAGGGCTGAATCAGTCGCACTACACGCCCCGCCGTGGACTTGCAGGTGAAGCCGACGGGCCGCTCCAGCATGTTCTTCAGCGCAACAGCTGCGGCAAATTTAGGGATCTTCTCTTCTTCGGCATACAGCTCGGTGCCGGTCATGGAATCAGAGCGGGCCTGCAGTTCGCTGGCGTCATAGAATCCTCTGTCTTTCATGGCGTCAATATAGATCTCTTTATTCAACGCTGTTCACTCCTTCCTCATAGGCAGCATCCAGCTCAGCTTCCAGCTCGGCAGCACTGCCGGATTCCTGCAAGGTCTGGATGGTGGCCGCCTGTTCCTCAATGGTGGCTGCCTGTTCCTGAATCTGAGATGCCTGTGTAGAGATGGTGCTGTCCTTTTCGGCGGCAGCATTTTTCAGATCATCAATCTGCGCCTGATATCCGGTGACATCTCCCAGATACTGAGATTCGGTCTTTACGATAACCCGATAAAATTTACCGCCGCTGTCATAGTCAACCTTGACAACGGAAAAACCATATCCTTCAGGCAATCCGGACTCTTTCTTGCTGTGGGGCCAGACATATTCGATATCGGGTCTGCTCCAGTTAATGGTTTCGATCTCCTCCAGCGAGGTGTAGCACCGCTCGAAAATGATTTCATATTGGCCATTCTGACCAAAAGCAAAATTCCGGCGGATAGGGCCAGCATTTACCCCATCAATTTTCCATCTGATTCCGAAAGCAGAATTCATATTGTTCACACTCCTTCACTTATTCTTTTGCGTGTACGCAGAACATAGATTCGAACTCTCCCCATGTGGTGGGGTTGTCCTCAAAATACTGCCAAGTCAATTCGACGCTGTGGAGATCTGCCCATGTGATGCCGGAGATCACGAAACGGAGATGTGCAGGTTTAATCTGCTCCACAACAGCGCGGACTTCCTCGACATCGATGTTGGCCAGTTCGTTTCGCTCACCCAGAAAGTTCAGAGAAAAGCTGTAGTCATCATTCACAACGACTTCAGCCTCGTATCCGGTGATGGACTCTGCCAGTCCCCGCACCATCTCTGCCGTCGTGTTACCGCTGGCAACAAGCTTCTGAAGAACAGAGGATCTGCGCGTTTCCAGTGACAGAGAATTGTCGGTGTCAATACCGACCTGCTGCTCCCAGAAGGCGAGGCCCCATGTGGCGGTATTTACGAAGAACTGATCCATGACATCTTCGAGAGCGGCCTTTGCCGCAAGGCTGGCGTCGGCCAGCGTTTCAATCAGAGCCCTGCTCTGTTCGGAAGCATAGTGGTATTCAGGTACCCGCTCTCGCATCGGTAAAAGCTCACTCAAAGGAAATCACCTCTTTCAGGTAATGGTGACAGAGCCAACGACAGCAGCATCTTCGGAATTGATGGTCACAGCAGCTGTTCCTCCATCCACGGTGAAAGAGCTGTAGTCAGCAACGCCCGGGCACTGCAGCAGGCAGGCCAAAAAGCGGCTGAATGGAATTGCAACTGTTTCGCCGAAAGGCTGATTGGCCAGAAGCGCGGAAACCGCGGCGGAAAGCTGGTCTGCGACCTGCTCGGTGGAGTACCCCTCCACCAGCGTCACCTTGGCCGTGAGCGGAATCTCGCGCTCTACGACACTGACAACAGTCACGGTCGCACCGATGGGGCGATTATCCTCAATGTGGTCATAACAGGCCTGTCGGATGGTTTCATCCACGGGACCGCGATCCGCGCCGCCGATAACCACCTTGACCGTTCCGTTACCGTTCCAGAGCGGAACACAGTTGGCATAGGCCACGCCGGTTACTTCCGTTGCCCAAGTGATGTAGTGGTTTTTGTTGCCAGAAGTAATGGGCAGCGTCCGCCGCAGATGATATCTGGCATAGAAATCAACATCACTTTCAACATCCACACCGCCGGTAGCGGCAGCGTTGTTGGTTACGCTGACAATGCCGGCCACATTGATGTACATTGAGGTAATGTACCCCGCCGGAAGGTTATAGTCAGCGCCCACCTCAGCGGCCTCTGCAGGCGCCGTGGCGACGCCGCCGGCAATGGTGGCATCCTCGGTCGTCAGATACCGCAAACCGCTCTCAGGCGCGTACAGAGCCGTGCCAGTGGGCACAAATGTGCCATCGGTTCCAGTGAAGGTGATTTCCACCTTGGCTTTCTTTCCTGCTGCACGAACCATGCCGACCTGTGCGGCGTTTTTGTCGATATATTCACCGGCAGTTTCGTCCGGGAATACCATTGTGAGAAGGCTCGGAAACAGCTGGTACATTTTGAACAGCTGATATGCCGCCACGCTGACCAGCGTGTTTGTGTAGGAACCCTCTCTGATGCTGACATCAGCTCCCTTGCGCTCCAGATCAGAAAGCATCGTGGCTTTAATGCTTTCCGGGGTCAGATCGTCATACGGAGATGTCGCAATCATCAATAGTCACCTCCCCATAAATCGTAGTCATTTTGAAACTCAGGTGAAGCACTGAACCCTCAAAGGACACGCTCACCTGCGTCACATTGGTAATGTACGGGTTAATCATGAGAGTTTCCCGTACAATGCGGATTGCTTCAGACTGGCGCACTTCCTCAACATAGGACTGCCCGAGGATCTCGCTGCCGTCCAGTCCATAATCGGAACTGAACACATCATGAGCAAACCGCTCGGTGTGGATTGCATTCCACGCCCACACCAAAACCGCTCTCGCTCCCGTAACAAAGACGGGGTTTCCGCCGCGCCAGACAGGTTTGTTTGTCTGGAAGTTCCAGTCCACTTCGCGGTAGAGCGGAAGGCCGTCTGATGCCTGCAGCGTGCCGATGTCGGGTGCGGAAATCAAAGGAAAAAGGCTCATTTATCTACCCCCACAATCTTATCCACCAGATAATAGATCTGGCCGTCCGCACTGGGAATCAGCAACACATCATCGCCAACCGCCAGAGGCTGATCATGGGTGACCGTTTCCTCTTTTGCCGTTCGGCCTTCAACAATCTCCTCCGGCCTGTCAACATAGGCATCTCCGGAAGAAAGACCGCAGCTGCAGCGACCATAGAATCGCTTTCCCGGAAGGTCTGCCGTGAGCGGCCACTCCAGATCCGTAAGATGCTCAATCCAGCCGGGCTTCAGATGCTGAGCAATGCGGAGGTCATCCTTGTCCAGATTCATGCCGGC